CGCTGGGCCACCGTCCAGAGCGGCTCTATGCGGTGCAACATGCCCAAACGGGTTGCGACGACCACGGAAGCGACTATGACCAAATCCACCGGCAAATCCTCCTCTGCAATTGATGCGGCTGAACTCAAGGCCCCTGCGGCCAAGCGCGCCGTAAGCATGGCGGCGGAAAAAGCGCCCGCCAAGACGGCGGTGAAGGTCGCCAAGCCCGCTGCCAAGACGGCTGCCAAGAAGGCAACCAAGACGGCTGCGGCTGACAAGCCCGAAAAAGTGACGAAGGCACGCGCCAAGAAGGCTGAGGACAAGCTCGCCGACTTGGTGGGTGGCAGCGCACCGCGTTCGGGCCCGGTTCCGAGCGGCCGCCGCCCGGGCCGTCCCGCCAAGAACGCCAATAACGATTCCGACGGTTTCGACGACACGATGGACGGCGAAGGCGAAGTCCTGCCCGATCTGAAGCCGCCCAAGCGCGGCGGCAAGCGTGGCAAGGCTGATCCCAAGGATCTGATCGCCCGCGGCCCCGTGACGCCGGAAGAATACGAAGCTCGCCGCAACCGCCTGAAGCAGCTGATCAAGCTGGGCAAGGACCGCGGCTACCTGACCTACGGCGAAATCAACGACCATCTGCCTGACGATCTGGTCGACGCCGAAGCCATCGACGGCATCATCAGCACGTTTAGCGACATGGGGATCGCGGTCTACGACCAAGCCCCCGACGCTGAAACGCTGCTGATGAGCGAAAACGCCCCGGTTGCGTCCAACGACGACGACGTTGAAGACGAAGCCGAAGCTGCATTGACCACGGTGGATTCCGACTTCGGCCGCACCACCGACCCCGTGCGTATGTACATGCGCGAAATGGGCTCGGTTGAGCTGCTGACGCGCGAAGGCGAAATCGAAATCGCCAAGCGCATCGAAGACGGCCTGAAGCACATGGTCATGGCCATCTCGGCCTGCCCGACCACGATCAACGAAATCCTGGCCCACATCCTGCGCGTGCGGGAAGGCCAGGCGCAGATCGACGAAGTGGTCGACGGCCTGGTTGATCCGGAAGACGGCGAAGAATACGCCGGCGCCGGTGTCACTGCCGACGAAGACGAAAGCGATGACGGCCCCGCGGGCGGCATGTCCAGCAAGCAGCTGGAAGACCTGCGCGTGAAGGCGCTGGCCAAGTTCGACGAAGTCAACAAGCAGTTCGACAAGATGCGCCTGTCGTACGAGAAGGACGGCTACAAGTCGGACATCTACGTGCGCGCCCAGGAATCCATCCAGAACGAGCTGATGGGCATCCGCTTCACGGCCAAGATGGTCGAGAAGCTGGCTGACACGTTGCGCAACCAGGTTGAAGAAGTGCGCCAGCTTGAGCGCGCCGTTCTGCACACGTGTGTGGACCGTGCCGGCATGTCGCGCACGCACTTCATCAAGGTCTTCCCGGGCAACGAAACCAACCTGCAGTGGGTGGTGGACGAAGTCGCGGCTGGTCATCCGTACGCCGAGACGCTTGAGCGCCAGATTCCCGCCGTGCAAGAACTCCAGCAAAAGCTGATCGACCTGCAAACGCGCGTCGTGCTGCCGCTGAAAGACTTGAAGGACGTCAACAAGCGCATGGCCACCGGCGAAGCCAAGGCTCGCAAGGCCAAGCGCGAAATGACCGAGGCCAACCTGCGTCTGGTGATCTCGATCGCCAAGAAGTACACGAACCGTGGCCTGCAATTCCTGGATCTGATTCAGGAAGGCAACATCGGCTTGATGAAGGCCGTGGACAAGTTCGAATACCGTCGCGGCTACAAGTTCTCGACGTACGCCACGTGGTGGATTCGTCAGGCCATCACGCGTTCGATCGCCGACCAGGCGCGCACCATCCGTATCCCGGTTCACATGATCGAAACGATCAACAAGATGAACCGGATCAGCCGTCAGATCCTGCAGGAAACCGGCGCCGAGCCGGATCCCGCGACCCTGGCGCAGAAGATGGACATGCCGGAAGACAAGATCCGCAAGATCCTGAAGATCGCTAAGGAACCGATCTCCATGGAAACGCCGATCGGTGACGACGATGACTCGCACCTGGGCGATTTCATCGAAGACACGTCCACCCTGGCGCCTTCGGATGCGGCATTGCACGGCTCCATGCGTGATGTGGTCAAGGAAGTGCTAGACTCTCTCACCCCGCGTGAAGCCAAGGTTCTGCGTATGCGTTTCGGCATCGAAATGAGCACCGACCAGACCCTGGAAGAAGTGGGTAAGCAATTCGACGTCACGCGTGAGCGCATTCGCCAAATAGAGGCTAAAGCGCTGCGCAAGCTGCGTCACCCCAGCCGGGCCGATAAGCTGAAGAGCTTCCTGGAAGGGCAGTAATCGTTTCCTGGGCCTCTAGCTCATGCCTGGTTAGAGCAGCGGACTCATAATCCGTTGGTGCCGAGTTCGACTCTCGGGGGGCCTACCAAGAATTGGCGCGGGTTTGCGGGTAGTTCACGCAACCCGCGCTTTCTTTTGTGTGGGGGATTTTTTGCCAATTTCCCCCAACGCCAATTTGATCGACTCGGTAGCCAAGTGCGCGTAGCGTTGCGTGCTGGCTGCTGACTTGTGCCCAAGCACGGCGCCGACCGTGTAGAGATTCACCTTGGCGTTAATCATGGCGCTGGCCGCACTGTGCCGCAGGTCGTGAAAGCGCAGATGGCCCATGCCTACAGTGGTCGCTGCAGCCTTGAACTCCTTGGACACGTTCCACTTGTTGCGCGGTGCCACCGTCGACGCGGCGCGGATCTTCGGATGCATCGGCACGTGGCGGGGTTCGCCGTTCTTCGTGTCTTCCAGCAAAAACATCCCATCCTGGCGTACAGCCTCCAGAATCTCGCTTAGACGCATCCCGCTGTAGAAGGCGATCCGGATAGCCGCGCGCGACTTCTTGCACTTGCAAGCCTTGGCGATGGCCAACATCTCAGCACGGTTCACGTAGTGCCGGCGCTCGTTCCTGACTTCCGGGGCGATGACCCGCTCGGCAGGGTCGCGGTCGTGCATTCCGTGGCGTTTCCACCCCCAGCGGCAGGCGCTGGTCAGGTATCGGATGCGGTTGCGCTTGGTGGCCGGAGCCAGCGGGTCGCCGGTCAGCTCATGCAAAGCCTTCTCGGCGTATTCCCGGCAGACGTCGTGCAGAGCGCCCATGGGCTTGCCCTGGTAGGCCCACATCATCTGCGCAAGCTCGCGCGTGATGATCTCCCCAGACTTCAGGTCAGGGATGCGTTCCTTGATATACATCGCCACAGCATCCTCAATCAGGAACTGCGGGCGCTCGACACCAGTTGCAAGCGCGTAGAGTCGGGCCGACTCCTGGCGGTCGTAGGCGTCAGCTTGGGCTTTACTCCACGACTTTGGAAGAGCTTTTCTAGCGCGGACCCGCTGCCCTTCAATGAGACGGTCGAATTCAAAGATGAGGCAACCGCGCGCTTTGTCTCGGTATATCGGCATGATTGCAGGTACTCGGATAGGTCTTCGGGCGAGAACAGGATTCGGCGCCCGACGCGGTGGCAGGGGATCGGGCCACCCGGGGCGGCCAGATCATAGACGGTACGAGGGGAGACCCCCAATTCACGGGCGGCCTCGGGGACTGAAAGCATATCGCCTCCAAAACGAAGCCCGCGCTAGGCGGGCATCCATTGTTGCTTCGTCGTTTTGAGCATCTGCTCAATCGCTTTACTCATCGGATACTTCTTCTCCGTACTTGCTCGCCACGTAGGCGCGCATGGCGGCGACCAGGGGCGTCGGCCCGATCCAACCCCGCCGGGCGGCTTGCATCTGCTCGACCACTCCGACCCAGTGCAATAGGTTGCCCTCGTCAACTTGGGCATAAACACTGATTCGCTCGGCCTGGATGATCGGGCCCCCGTGCTGCCAGTCGACTGAGGGCCAGAAATGGAGCCCGGCGTGACCAAGATTCAATTCCTGGCGGACCCTGAGAGAGTCCAGAATATTCGCTGAGATCCAGCCGAAGATCATGTCATCTGACCGGTCATGGAGCGTCCAGCAGCCGGGACGATAAGGACGTACCTCGATGACCTCCCAAGATCCTCCGCCCAGGATATTTGCTTGCGCCACCCAGTAGTCCAGTTTGACGCCTTCCAGATCAGCTACCTTCACGCTGCCTCCTTCGCCATCGCGGCGTCTATGGCGGCGTTGATCTCCCGCGCCAAATTGCGTTCGTCCTGGTCTAGGTCTACCGGTTCGCCATCCGGGTCGATCATCTTCGCGCCCGCGTATCCAGCCTCTACGTACAACTCGATGTGGTATCCGAAAGGCAGTTCAGTAGCGGCCCTCAGAATCGCGGCCCCATCCCGCGCCATCGCCACCAGCGCATCCCGCTCACCAACGCTGAGCGTTACCGCGGCTCCGAATGGCTTGCAGTGCGCCTCGCGGTTGTCGATGGCGTCCAGTTCCTCGTTCGTCATGATTGCTCCGTTAATGATGCGTTGGGGCGGTGGATGCGCTGTATATGCGCTACCTGCCTGCCCGAGTTCGTTGCTGCCCGAACACGCGTTGCGGTGATCCGTCGCCCGAGGGCAGCGCTTATTGCCGCACTCCGGGCATAGCACCATCCTCATGTCGCCGAATACCACCGGGCGGCAGGTGGCGCACCAGCACGTTTCACTCATCCCCGCCTCCGTCCTTGCTGGGCTGGGTGGCACATGGAAGTCCTTGCGAGATTCGTTGATCCCTTGCGGCTGCCACGTCTTCGTGCAGGTCACGGAAGGGGACATTGGCGCGACTACGCTGAAGTGTGTAGCCGCGACGCGCCATGAACCACAGAAAGATGTCGATCACGTAGCATTGCCCGGTGACCCAATCGACGGACCGCGCATATTCGTGGCCCTGCACGTTGATGATGTCGTGCATGGCCTTGAATACATCCTTCTGGTCGTGGAAGTCTCGCAATGGCTCAGGCAGGTACTTCAGGCTTTTGAGCCATTCGGTGGTCGCGTCACGCATCGCGCTCTCCTTGTTCGGTCGGCTGGGTGGGAGAAAGGGCGGCGCGGCATTCGACAGCCATGGGCGTGCGGTCAAGTCCGGCGGTCTCCCAGGTCTCCTCATTGATGGCGCGTCTAACCACTGCCTCCAGGCCGGCAGCTTGGAGCAGTTCACAGTACGCCGTGCTACCCCAATCTCCATGCGACGTCATGACCTCCAGGGCCGTGATCACGCCATCGCTGAATCCGTCGTTGCGCACCGCCTCGCTGGCCTGGGGCGCGGCATCCGGCTTGGGTGGCTCCAGGTAAACCGGGACGTCACCATCCAGGGCGCTGGGGCCAAATTTGGCGCTGCGCAGGTTCGCACCGTGTCCTGAATGCAAGCGCCCTAGCTCATAGGCAGGCAGGTAGCCGATTGGCCTGTCATATGTGCGGTCGCTGTCGTCTTTGGGAGACGCCGGATCGCCTTGCTCGCGCTGCGCCTCCCCGGCTACGGGGGCGCTGTCCGGCAGTGTCGGGTCTTTCGGAAGAACCCATGGCGCGCGCTCACGTTCGCGGCGGTGGATTTCCTCCATCGTCTCCGGCTCGGCTACAGGGGCGCTTGCCTTAGACAAGCATTCGAGAATATGCAGGCACTCCGGGCCGCTTACAGCTTCCAGATCGGCGCGGATGATGCCAGCGTCTTGGCCCGCTTTGACGATGGCACGCATGAGAGTGTTCCGCTCTCCGGCTTCAGGGGCGCTTGCCAGGGCGGCGCGGCCAGCCTTCCATGCAAGGGCGGAGACGTGCCCTTGATGCCAAAAGCGAACGGCGTCCGGTTCGCTGTAGGTGTTCGGATAGGAACCCGTGAGCCACGCTACAAATTCCGCCCGATCATCGCCCGCCTGCACGCCCTCCGCGCGCAGCTTGGACAGCAGGGCGGATTCGATGGCGCGGGCGAATGCGATCTTGTCGGCATTGGTCAGCGGATAGGTCGCGCTCGGTTCGCTGACGTAGATATCCCAGCGGCGCAGGATTTCGTCATCCGTCAGCACGGGCTGGGCGGCGTTGTTCTTGTCGGTCATGCTGCCTCCTTAGATTCGGCTGCTGAGAAGATGGAATGCTGCTGCTGCCACTCGCGGAACCTGGCCGTTTCCAAGGGCGGTAATTCGGTCCACCCGATGGGCCACCCCATCAGCCACTCTGTCCATTCCGGGTTCAGGTGGCCACCCACGAAGGTTGATAGCGCCGTTCCACCCTGAGCGTATTTGGTCCTGCGAAAACTGGTGTCGCTTGCGACTGGAGTCGGCATCAACTTCACCTGCGCGCTCAGTTTCGGTTCCCCGCGGCTGTTCCATTTCCCAACCTTCCTCTCGACAGCATCGTCCGCCACCGGCGTCTGCCACAACCCAGATTCGGTCTCTTTCATGAAACGCGGATAGGTGGTGGGCTCCCACAACACCCCAGCGCGCGTCATACCCCATTTCGGCAAGCTGACCGAGGACCATGGCAAGGCCTCGTCCCACAAGCAAAGGTGAGTTCTCCAGGTACACCCTGCCAGGTCGTACCTCGCCGATGATTCGAGCCATTTGCCGCCATAGGCCGGATCGCTCTCCATCGATCCCCGCGCCAGCGCCGGCAGCGCTGATGTCCTGGCACGGAAACCCGCCAGATACCACGTCAACAATGCCGCGCCACGTTCTTCCGTCAAAACTGCACACGTCAGACCAAATCGGGAAAGGTCGGAGGGTTCGATCGTTTTGTCTTGCCGCGAGAACTTGTGCGGCGTAGGCATCACGTTCAACTGCGCAGACGGTTCGCCATCCGAGCAGGTGGCCGCCGAGAATTCCTCCACCAGCGCCTGCGAAAAGAGCCAGCTCATTCACTGTCCCCTCCCTGCTGGGAGGCGGAATCCACGACAACGGATCGGCACAGGTGCATCGCGTCTCGCAGCGTGTCGCCGTCAGCCTCAAACATCGTCCCGGTGTACGGATCGTTCGCCATGCGGTCCAGCAACGATTGCAACTTGGGCAGAAGCTGGCCCGCTATCTGCGCATCGCCAGCAGCGGGAGCGGCAACAGAGGCGCGACCGCCTTGCCATGCCTTCCAAGCGTTTTCCGTGTTCAGGTTGAAATACTCTGGGGAGACGATTCCCAGCTTGCAGCGAGCCAGCTCATCACTCTGGTAGCCGCGTTCTTTCGCCCACACCTCAAACGCCTGGCGCTCATCCTTCGCCACCTCATCCGCCACCGCTCCAGCGGGGATAGCATGCGCCCCGTGGTAGACGCAGCTCGATCCCAGGTACACGCCTACGCTCACGCCGCGAGGGTCGGGGTCGACGGTGACGGTCAGGGAAGGGGCTTCGGGTGCGGCGGCAAGCATGGCTCTGTATCTCGCACCGTTCCTGAGGTTTTGCTCAGCCGAGTAAGAGTCCACCATAAGCATGGGTATCGGGGCCTGACGTGCGGCTGTCAGCATCTCTTCGGTCGGCCAAGCAGGCACCAGCTTCCATCCATTGTTCGTGTTCATGCTCTCAGGCTCCTGCATATTGATTGAAGGCCCACACAGCAAGCGCGCACAGGATCATCAGGCCAGTAAAAGCCCCCACGATCCCGTACCCAAGCAGGCGGTCAGATGCTTCGTCATCCTCAAGCGGATGCCATTTGTCGGTGTGGCGCATGGAAGCTCCAGGCGATAGAAGGCAGCCCCGGACAGACGGCGGGGTACGGGGCTGCGGGGAGGGGCTTAGAGGTAGTGCGCTTTGCGGCCGAACATCGGGCCAAATGGGATTTCGTCGTCCATGTCGGCCAAGCTGCCGCCGGAGGTCTGCGGACGGCCTGCGCCGCTTTGTTCGGCGTACTCGTTGCGCTGGCTCGTCGGACGCTGTGCCGGCGTGCGTTGCGGCTGACGCTCAGGCGCTGCACTGTCGCCTTCGTCGCGACCTCCTAGCATCTGCATCTGGTCGGCCACAACTTCGGTGCTGTAGCGGTCGGCGCCCGTGTCCTTATCCTGCCATTTACGGGTCTTCAGTCGGCCTTCGATGTAGACCGCACGGCCCTTTTTTAAGTACTCGCCGGCGATTTCCGCCAGGCGGCTGTACATGACGACGCGGTGCCATTCGGTTTCTTCGCGCTTTTCGCCGCTGGCCTTGTCTTTCCAGGACGAAGTGGTGGCAATCGACATGTTGCAGATTGCCGCGCCGTCCGGGCTGTAGCGGACTTCTGGGTCGCGGCCCAGGTTGCCCACGATAATTACCTTGTTAACCGATGCCATGGTCTATCCTTGATGTTCTTCGCCAATGCGATGCATGGCTTCGATGACGTATTCCTGGGCCGCTCGAGCGCGGGTTTCCATCTTTTCCTCTAGCTCGCGGTCGCGGGTGTACTGGACTCGGGTTATGCGCAGAACCTCGTCGATATGGTCGACGTAGTGAAGGTCGGCGTCTTCGTAGACCACCAGCTCATCCGGCGTGTTGACGAGGCAGTAAGCAACCTCGGCTTCGTCGACGTCCCAGAGCTTCATGTAGCCGCGCATCTGCCACTCGTATTCCTTGCAGGCGCCCATAGCCGCGGTGGCGGGGAAGGTGTGGAGTGACCAGGCCGACTTGATGTCGATGATCTTGGAGCCGGTGAAAATGTCGCACTCGCCGGTCAGGTAGTCGATCTGGCGGCGCTCGGTGTTCTTCGTGTGGTTGGTGAAGAAGACTGAGTTGTAGAGGGCGATGGCCTGGTCCTCGACGATCTTGCCCTTCTCCATGTACTTGGCGGTCGGGCTGTAGGTGTACCCGTAGACCAACTCCTTAGCCACGCCTTCCAAGTACGTCTTGGCGCCCTCCGACAGAACCGCAGATTTCGCCTTCGGGTCGGTCATGATCACGGACAGGGACGAGCAGCGGACCTTAAACAGTGGCTTCACTTAACGCCTCCTCAAGTTCCTTTTCCTGCTCACCGGTCAGCGTGAAGTTCGCCCGCAGCTTGTCGGTGGTGTACTCCCCGGCCTTGATCGAAACGATCGCCTTGCCGAACCGCTCCGCGCTGATCTTGGGCGGCTGCTTGACCACCACCTTGGGACGGATTCGCAGACACTCGACCGTCTCGCCCGCTAGCTTGGTCGTGCTGGCGTACAGCGTGATCGGCTTGCCTGCCCAGTCCTCGATGTACGGCCCGTACAGCTTGGCGATCATCTTGGAGTTGGTGACGTTCAAGATCATCGGCTTCTGGCCGACAAGGTGCGCGACGGTGCAGTCTTCCTTCTTGCCACCGGTACCGGTCACAGCTTCCTGTTGGACCCAGTCAATGGTCACCGTCAGGTCCTGACCTTCTTCCAGGGCATAGGCTCCGATGTAGTCAGGGTTGATCAGGAGCTTCCAGTGTGTTTTCGACATGTCTAGTCCTTTGCGGCGTACATAGTCCCGCCATCCTTCGCCACCCGTTCCTGCTCGTACTTGTCGAGAGTGGGGCGAAGAACGCAGGTAGCGAGCAGAAAAACGGCCCCGAAGAAGATCGTGGGGCCGTGGGTTTTGAGGATGGTTAGGAGGCGGATCATTGGGCACCTCGGGCTTTGGCAACAGCAAGACGAGCGGCGCTTTCAGCCTCTTGCACCTTCGGGCCTCGTTGGTAGGAAATGTCCATATCCAGTAGTGCCTCAAGGGCCTGTAGAAGATCGGGTGCCGCGGCTATTAGGCGGGCGTTCGGGCCAAGAACACCATTCAGGCCCGGGAACAGGTGCGGTTGTTCAACTCCGCGTTTAGCAATATCCGGCGATTCCAGCGCGCAGACCTGATAGTCGGCAGTTCCGCCCAAGATGTGGCACGGGTAAACACTGCCGTCTTCCATAACTTCTCGGTCTACGATGCGCCACGGCCCGGGCGTGTGTTTCGTCGTCATGCTGCGCCTCGCACGCGGATCATGGCGTCGGCCACTCGGTAGGCGTGCTCCACAACGCCCGTTACACACCACTGCTGCCACTGTTCAATGCTCAGGGTCTTATCGGCCCTGTCGCCGTAGCGCTGGTCATCAGGCACGGCCAGCATTCCCTGCATGGCCTTGGCCGCGAAGTAGTCGCGCATGGTCATGCCTGGAGCGCGTAGCCCGCAGTCAGACCACGGAAAAGCAGAATGGCCGTCGTTGATCTTGTTCATGCTGACTTCCTCAGAAAGGCCATGGCGCGGTCGCCGATCAGGCCCAAGGGGTAAGCGGCGCACAGGCCGCACAGGATGAATAGGACGACAGTCATGTCAGCCCTCAATCTCAATGGCTATGGCGTGCTTGATATCGCGCTGCAACCCAAGCACCCACGGGCTATTGCTGTTCATCACCGCGTACAGGATCGCCATGTGGTCAGCAGGACCGAGATTGGCGAAGAAGTCCGCATCACCCAGCCGCTTAGCCCAGAACAGCGCGTCGTGGCCATCTGCATCCCAGCTAGCCGGATTGCCCAGCGTCTGGCATACGTCTTGTACGGAGGCGGTCAGGACTTGCAGGTGCTCGTCGCCGTGCCATCTATCCATGGTCTTTCTCCGGGATGAGGGCGAGGGGCACATAAAGCGATTTGTAGATGCCTTCAGGATTGCCCGAGCAGAACTGCGGATCGCTCAAACCTAGTCGAGCGTCAATTACCCACGCCACCGGCACCTGCGCCGCCAGGGCTTCCCGCACTGCCTGCTCGGCGTAGGCGACGAGGAGCTCTGCTGAATACACATTCGGCTCATCAGTGCCCCAAACGTACGTATCAGGTAGTGGCAACTTCGGCAGCTTGATCGCGCTCATGTTCGTTCCTTGTCCGAAGCCTTCGGGAACCCGTCGGCGTAGTAAGACACCAGCGTTCGCCAGTCCTGCTTGGCTTGGTGCTTGGTGCTGAAGTAGGTGTTCCGCAGCGCGATCTTCAGAGAGCCAGTCAAATCCGCCAGGAAGCACCACAGCAACCAAAGCGACATAACGACGGGCATAACTAGCGCGCCAAGCAAGTACAAGGCTTTGCTCTTCATGGTGGTTCCTATTGAAAAAGGTGCAGCTGCCCTCGGCCCGGTCCTCACGGATACCCAGCCGTCAAGCCTCATGGCCACTCGGCTGTCTAGACTGGGGTCTTGAAGGTGGGGAAGGGCAGCTGCGTAAGTCGTAGATGCTCAGGGCGGCGAACCCCCAGCCTTGGGAAAGGCTGACGTAGGAAGGTAGGGGATGGAGTGGGATTCGCCGGCCTGAGCAGCCGTAGGGGGGATGCTGCGTTTCGTGCAGCGGTCGGCCGACTGTTCCGCGGCGCCTAGGGTTAGCGAACTCTACTTAGGCGATATGCCCGTTCGTCGCTCGTCGCTTGTGATGGCCCCGGGTGCGATTCCGGGTTTGGTGTCCTTGCGTTTGCATCGGGAGCCTATTGCCACGGCGATTTGCGCCGCTGACCCGCTATTCCGAACACCTGTAGCTTGGCGTATCGATCCGGACCAACTACCGGAGCTATAGCCCATCGCCTGGGCGGTACTGCTGCCATCAAGAGAGGCGGCTACCTGAAAGCTCAGGACCGGCCGGTAAGCCCCTGCGAGAACAGGCGCTGTTTGGATCGCTTGACCGTCCTCAACCGCCTCTTTTGATAGCGCCGCGTTTCGTGCGGCTACGGCTGCTATGCAGCACCAGGTGGAGAAAACTAATCCGCACGCGCCCAGCCCAGCTTATGGCTGTAGGCAATCAGTCCAGTTTTGCGCATCGCTTGCAGGCGGCGATCGATAACCCGAAACTCGGGCATCTTCTCGGACGCGAATTTGCGGGCCTCGGCAGCGGCCTCGCCGCCTTCGATCTGACTGGCGAAAGTGTGGCCATTCTGGATTCGCTCAAGAATCGCAGCATCCAGTTGGCTGTAATCGTTCTTCAATCTCTTCTCCTTTGCCCCTCGGGCTTATCAACGGGATGGGGGTTAGCGCTTACGGTCGCTGGCCGTGTAGAGATTGCACGTTTGGTCCCGTAGGGCGCCAAGCGAACATGCGGCGTATATGGGATCGGCGCCGGACTTCACCATCTGGGACAGCTTGTCATCGCGTTGCACGTTGTATGCGTACAGCGCCACCACAATCGTGACCAAGCAGGCAGAGACAAGAGCCCAAATCACCGCCCAAAATTTTCCTTCTTCGTCCATCTCGTTCTCCTTGTTAATCGGTATGAATCCTGAAAGAAGCGGTATCAGGCAGCCGAGCGCTCAGACCGGGAATTCAACTCTTCGTGTACCTCTCGCATTTCCTCGAGAATGGCTTCGCGCTCTTCGCGGCTATCGACCATGTAGAAGGAATGCACAACGCCGTTCCGGATGGTCCCTTGGATATCCATCTTCGTGCGGGCGTTGCGAACGGTAGCCTTGAACGGCGCCGGGGTAGTGCGGGTTGCCATGTAGGCTCCTTAGTTGTTGTTCACGTGTCTGCGTCCTGTCACGGCGCAGGCAGATCACTCAAATATGTACTCGGGCCACGGGAAGCCCTCGTCACTGTCGGCGCGGCGTACCAACTTTCCCGAAGCCTTGGCCGCGGCTGCAAAGTCGGCATTGCACAAGCAGTTTTCTCTGGGGTCGACACTGAATGTCTTGGCATCGATCCCTAACGCGTCTGCCAACTCGCCCACTGTTTCGATCAAGTCGCCATCACGTATGGCTACGACGGTGCACATGCCTATCTCCTTGTTCATTCGTCAGCCATCGCTCATAGAACGGGCTGACGGATGAATTCCGGGACAGCGCACCCCTTAGCAACTCCCGCTCATCGCGGCTCCAGGTAGTGCGCTGTCCTGCATACCGTCGCCGTTGAACCCGTATGCCAGCGCGGTCATGGTCCCCGGACTACTCCCGGTGGTCATCAACACGATTACGCGCCATCGGTCGATTCTTGGCGTCCTACTGGAACGCGCTCTGTGCTGCCAGGTTCTGCACCTGGCCGGCCTTAGTCTGTTCAGCCACTTTGCACGAGCGGTTTTCGGCATCTTTCTGTTCAGGGCATCCGCAATCTCCCCGGTCGCATCGCCTCTCGGCGGGTGCGGAACGTTTTGCACATCGGTTGTTAAAGAGCGGTACTGCGGTTCTGCTTCCCATGCCCACCCGACTTTGTGGCGGTGACGTCCTCTCGCTGGGATACGAGGCCGAGGGCTTGTTGCGGCACTGAGTTGGCAGCGCGTGGGATGAATAATCGCATTTGCGATTGAAATAGTCAAGCGCAAATGCGATTGAGATTGCGGCTACGATGGCCGAATCGTTTTGTTACTGGAGGTGCAAGGTGGCGAATGCCGGGAAAGTTGCTTTGCTTGGGTTGGTGCTGGGAACGCTTGGAAGTGGAGGCGCGGCTGCTAACAGCGTGGACTGCCAACAAAGACCAACGCAGGTTGACCGAGTCGTCTGTGGCAGTCAGGCGCTCTTGAATCTAGACACTGCTTATGCAAAGGCGTACAGAGCAGCAAAAGAGAGCGCGGAAGACGCCAGCCAATTCATGAAGCTGGCTCAGTCTGACCTTCGGTGGCGTGCCGAGAACTGCTCGGATGCGAGTTGTATAGAGGAGTGGTACCGCAACGTCACGCCGCGATACCTAGCATTGGCGTCAAACGCTCGGGCGTATGGGAACGCGCCGTCGCTAGCAGCTCGGCCCGCATCGAGCTTATCAACTGCGCGAAGCAGCAGTGCCATTGCGCCGTCGAACGTCGCCGTGGCCCAATGCAACGTCTTGCGCGGCATGATGACATCTGTCCCTATGTGGCGGGATAACGGCGTTGCGGTCGAGCAGGCCGCGATGAATGTAGCCGGTGCTTTGGCCGCCTTTGCACCTGACGCAGTGACAAACCAGGAGTGGATAAGCGCGGTCGCCCGCGTCTACTCGTCGGGCGCTACCTCGGCGGATCTCAGTGTGCGCTACCAGGCATTGTGCGAGCCGTACGAGCGACTGACCATCCTGGCGCCGAAGCCGCGCTAGTAGCAGTCTATGACGCGTGCCGGAAGGGCGGCACCGATCCGAGGTGGAAGCCGGTGCAATAAAAAAGCCACCCGGAGGTGGCTTTGCGAGGTGGGCGAAGGCCTAACCTTTATCTGCGTCTTCTAGATCGAGACTGGCCTGCCCTTCGAATCGAGGATGAAGCCGGTTCAGCTTAGAAATGAAGTCTTGATAGTCCGAGGATAGCTTCATGGCTGTCACGACCGATGCTAAATGTTCTCGTAGTTTTGGATGTCCAATTTCCTGGGTCAGTCGTCTGTGGAGGTGAGCCTTCTTTTCATCTTTCGCAGCCTGTTTCTTCAACTCTTCTAAGAGCCCAGGGGCCACGCGGGAATACACAATGTCGTTCGTGAGGACTCCAAAATACTGAGGTCGAAAACGAGGATTATCAGGCGGGTATTTGAGGCCGCGTAGCCGGAACATTTGTTCGTAGTAATCGGCAGGGAAGGCTTTGACATACGGCTGCAGTTCTTTGGCAACAAATGCTTCGAGAACTTTTGCCAACGCGTCTCGCGCGCGGTCCTTCTGGTATCCCGTTGCTTCGTCCACCAAAGCAATAATGCCGACCCGTGCAAAACCGCGTACTAGCAATTCGGCTTGCGCTGCGATGTGCTCTTGCTGCTTCTGCAACAGCCCTTCAGAGCGCGCTTCTAGGATCACATCGCAGAGATCAGCTAATAAGGTTGCCTCATAGCCAAATACGGGGGGGCCGAAGGGAGGTCTGAAGCGAATAGGGGTCTTCAGGCGTTCTGAAAGAGCCGTGCTGCGCGCGGCTAAGTCTCTGTTTTTAAGGGATTTTTCAGATATTGATAGGGCAAAAGACGCAAGTCGCTGCTCGCCGGCTGCGCCGCCACCAGTGGACATCCCGATACCCCTCTGGAGACCCCGCTGGGACAGAAGCCGAGTTTCATCATCTAGGACATAACAGGCAAGTTCCACGTCCCCGATGCGCAATGGATGGTCGGACGAACCGTGCGTTGCCTTTGGCAATGACGCAATTTCTGCTTTGGCGGCTACCGCGCGCTTCGCGATTTCCTTGCGTCTTTCTGGGGAGAGTTTTGCGGAACGTGCTGCGGCACCTTTGGCCTTGCCGATCGGCTTTTCGTCGGTCATACGTCACCCATCACTAGTTGAAGTGACGAGATTATTGCTTGCATTTAGAAGAAATGCAAGCATGTGCTTGCAAAGTGGCGTTTGCAAGCAGCTTTCGATAATTTCTATGCGGAAAAAACGTCAGGCCTTCGCAACTTCCACCTTGTCGGCATCCTATAGCGCGTCACAGCAACCTTTCATCCACCCCATTTCGCAGATCATAGGGGGACCACAGGATGCGCCCGACGATCCTCACATCCTGGCCGTTGTCCAGTTTGAGAGGGAAGGGCAGGTGGGCGGGGTTCAGAGACTTGGCCAGCAGCGTGCCATCGCGCTCGCGCTGGATGCACTTCACGACCATCTTGCCGCCAAGGTTGATCGCGTACACGGTACGCGGGTCAATCTTGCGCACGTCTGTCACTGGATCTTCGATGAACAGCATCGGGCCTTTGTTGCGGATGATCGGCTCCATGCTGTCGCCGTCCGCATAGACGACCCGCATGCGTTCGATAGGCAGTTTGAGAGATTCTAGGAAGGATCGACGGAACAGGATCTCTCCAATCGCCGTCTCTTCGTAGTTCTCAATCCCCAGGTGGCCCGCGGCCAGGCGCACATCCAACTCGGGGATGGGCAAGAACTCATGGTCGTTAGCCGAGTACCCGGCTCGCGCCACGTGGCCCACATTTGGCATCTGATTGAGGCGAAGCGACCCAGCGCCAACCCGTCCAGCCGCTGCGCTCTGTTCCCTATGTTGGGAGTCTGCATCCGTCCGCATCGGGAATTCGTCTCTCGCGGTGTCCATGTCGACCAAGCGAGAAGTGGCCTTTGGCGTCTCGGTGACCTTCACGCCGAGCTTGAGCTGGGCAATCACTACCGCGAGCGCACCTTGCAAGGCATTGATGTGGGCTGGCGGCAACGCCCGCACATCCTTTTCCGAAATGTCGGGGAAAGGCCATGGTGCTGCCGGCTCACGGTGCGCGGCAGGCTCGCTTGCAGCGTTTCCTCTTTTCGGCCCAGCACCATCCATTAGCCATTCGACGTTGACGTTCAGCGCTCGAGCAAGGTCCAGAAACAAGGATGACCCCTTGTTCCTTCCGTTCTCGATGCTGGCAATGGTGGATTGACCCGCGCCAACGGCTTTAGCCAGTTGGGCTTGGGACATTCCAGATTCTGTCCTTGCTTCGGCAAGGCGGTCTTTAAGGGCGCTCATATCGCAATTGTGATAGCTAAGTCAATCGCAATGGCGCTTGCGCGATAAGCGCAATTGCGATTAAATGAGGTATGGACTGGAAAAACCTCATCTCTGATCTGCAAGCCATCGGTTGGACGCAAGCCCGAATCGCGAAAGCGATGGGCGACAAACCCCAATCTTGGGTGGCCGACATTTGCAAAGGCCGCTACCGAGACCTTAAGTGGTCGGACGGACAGCGCCTTATCAAACTGCATCGCCGCGAGAGCCGTCGGGCAGACACCAAGCGATCCGAAGAGGCGAGGGCGGCATGACATCAATGCACCGTCGCCGATTCGCGGCCGTCGGTCGCCCACGCCATGCGGTCACGCTCGGCGCACAGCTCCTTAAAGATTTCCATCACCGCTGCTTCAGACGGGTCAATGAATGTTCGTTTGGCCACGTCCGCGGCGTTCTTCAGCAGCTTTTCGGTTTCAGACATGAATCCACTCTCGTTCTTTGTTCATAAGGAAGTACTCGATGAGCACCCAAGCAGTTTCTCCCCACGACGTTGAAAGCACACGAAAGATCGCTGCACGAATTCACAGCGAGATTTTGCAGCGCCTTGCAGATGTGACGCAGGAGCGTGCAGCCGATTTCATGGGCACTTCGGCTAGCTCTGTTAGCCGTGTGAAAGAGGATCTGGAGAAGGTCTGCCAGCTTCTGGCGGCCATTGATTTTCAGCTGGCGCCTAGCGATGCCGTCGTGGTTGACCAGCGCGAGCAGCAAGCGATTGAAAGCCTGGCTTTCAAGTACTTGCAGGCTCGGCAAGAGACCTGGAAAAGGAAGAGCTGATGGACAAGCAAGTGTTCGTCCTGTCGCATCCGTTGGCACGGCGCAACGCTGCTTACGCTTGCTCCAGCGCGCCTGAGGGCTATCGCGTGGAGATCAAGCCGCGCACTCGTACGCTGGCACAGAACGACATGATGTGGTCGATCCTGACCGACATCAGTCGGCAGGTTGAATTCATCGTCAATGGCGCGCTCGTCAAGGTCGAACCCGAAGAGGTCAAAGACATTCTGACGGCCGGCCTGCGCCGCGAAACGCGCATGGCGATGGGCATCGATGGGGGCATGGTCCTGCTGGGCCAACGCACCAGCAAGATGAACGTGCGTCAGATGACCGAACTCATCGAGCTCGCCTACGCCTTTGGCAATGAGAAGGGCGTTGACTGGTCCCGTACCAGCCTTGGGAGAGACGCGTGATTCGCAACTCGACCCTTCAGCGCAAGACGCCGATGAAGCGATCCAAAGCGGCGCGCGGCGAAGGCTTGGGCCGAAAGGTCGAGATTGTCATGGGCTTCTATCGCCCGCCCGGTCACAAGTTGCCGACTCTGCTTCGCAGCGAGCAACACCGCCGCAACGTGGCCGCACTCGGCTGCCTTGTGACCGGGAAGCCCGCACAGGCTTGCCATGTGAATTTGGGGAAGGGTGGAGCACTGAAGGCGTGCGACAGCCTGTGCTTCCCGCTGAACCCTGAACTGCATCGTCAGCATGACCAAGGCGGTATTCCGCGCGCTGAGCGTTGGAAGCGTGAGTGGGAATACGTGGATGCAACCCGTGCCGCGCTGATGCAGCTGGGCAAGTGGCCGGCAGAAGTGGAGTTGCACTACCAGCGAGCCGTGGAGCCGCTGCGCCGTCTGGTGAAAGGTGACGACGAAAAAGAAAAGGCCGCTGTGACGAGCGGCCCGGGTACTACCTTGATGGAGAAATTCTAATGGCACGGATCAGAACGATCAAGCCTGATTTTTGGACGGACGAGAAGATCACTGAGTGCTCCATGAGCGCTCGATTACTGTTCATTGGCATCTGGAATTTCGCCGATGACAACGGCAATCTTCAGCGCTCCGCGAAGAAGGTCAAGATGCAAGTGTTCCCGGCTGACTCGCTGGATTGCGAACCCTTGATTCAAGAATTGATGTCTCACGGAATGCTCATTGAGTACTCGGTGAATGGTGAATTCTTCATGCATATCAAGGGCTTCAAGAAGCACCAAGTCATCAATCGCCCGTCGAAATCCGGTATTCCTCAACCACCGATCAATGATGACTCCATGAACACTCACGGAGTACTCATTGACGGAAAGGAAGGGAAAGGAAAGGAAGAAGATAAAGACCCCCCTAACCCCCCTTCGCAGGGGGGTGAAGAGCCTGACGAGCCTTCGGCTGAAAAACCCAAGCGGGAACGCAAAGAGCGCTGTTCGCTGAAAACCTTCCTCGACCGTTGCCGCCAGGCTGGCGAGACGGCGATCAGCGGCTACGAGCCTCTGCGCAAGTACGTGGACGGTGTTGGCCTGCCGATGGATTTCGTGCAGTTGGCCTGGGACGTGTTCAAGGCTGAGCACTCGCCCGAAGGTGCCAACGAGCGCCGCTTGCAGGCTGACTGGCGCAAGCACTTCCTGAACTACGTGACCAAGGGCTACTACCGGCTCTGGTACGCCGATGCAGCCAACGGCACGTACTCGCTGACGACCCAGGGCATCCAAGCCCAGCGCCTGCATGCGCACAAGGAGGCAGCATGACCGCCGAAGCCTTGCGTGTGCCGCCGCACTCGGTTGACGCTGAGCAGTCGATCCTTGGGGGTCTGCTTCTCGATAACGGCGCGTGGGAACGGCTGGATGGGCGGGTGGCCGTTGAGGACTTCTACCGCCATGACCACCGCCTGATCTTTGGCGCCGCGTCGACGTTGCTTGACCGCGGCATGCCGGCCGACGTGCTGACCGTGCATGACGCCTTGCAGGCAACTGGCGACTCTGAGCAATCGGGCGGCATCGCCTACCTGAACGCAATCGCGCAGAACACGCCGAGCAGTGCAAACATCCGGCGCTACGCCGATATCGTTCGATCGCACCGCATCCGCCGTGACTTGCAGATCCTGGGGCAGCACATCGCAGCGTTGGCCGATGAACCCGGGGAGGCATCTGCCCTGATTGAGCGCGCGACCAGCATGACGATGGCGCTGGCAGACACGCGAGAAGCGGGAGAAGACCCGAAGCCGATCGGCGAATTGCTCCCCGGTGTGCTGGAGGCGCTTGAGGCGCGGATGGAGCATGGCGGCGAAGTCTCCGGGCTGTCGACCGGCTTCGAAGACCTGGACCGCCAGACGTGCGGCTTGCAGATTGGGGATTTGATTATCGTTGCAGGACGCCCCTCCATGGGAAAGACGACGCTGGCCGTGAACATCGCGGAGAACGTCGCAGTAGATGGAAAAGTGGCGTTCGTCATCAGTCTGGAAATGGCGTCACGCCAACTTGCGGAGCGCAGCGTGTCGCGCTTTGGGGAAATTGACAGCCAGCGGATGCGCACGGGGAGACTGAGCCAGGGCGATTTCACCAGGCTGACGTCGGCTTTGGGGCGCCTGGAGAACCAGAAGCTGGTCATCGCCGACGATCCACGGTTGGCGAACGCCTCCCGCATTCGGATTGCCGCTCGGAAGGTGCGCCAGCGCCATAAGCGCTTGGACTTGATCGTCATCGATTACCTGCAACTTATGCAGGGTGAGGGCGGCAACCGAAACGAAGAGCTGGGCGGTATCACCCGCGCGCTGAAGCTGTTGGCCCGTGAATTGGGCTGCCCAATCATCCTGCTGTCCCAGCTTTCACGTGAGGTTGAGAAGCGCGTGGACAAGCGACCGCTCATGAGCGACCTGCGCGAGTCCGGCGCAATCGAGCAGGACGCCGACGTCATTCTGATGGCTTACCGCGACGACTACTACACGCCAGACAGCCCGCTCAAGGGCTTAGCCGAGATCCTGATCCGCAAGCAGCGGATGGGGCCGCTGGGCGAAGTCTTCCTGACTTTCCAAGGCCAGCACTCGCGCTTCCTGGACGCCGATATCCAAGCCGTGACAGAAGCACGCAACGCCGTGCAGTTCAAACCGAAACCGAAGTACAGCCAACTGAGGGATTGACCATGCAGAACACTCAACCGATGAAAACGGGCAAGCGCCGGGACAGCAACAAGCTGGTACTCGAAGCACTCGGCATGGCCGGCCCGCAGACGATCACCGAGCTCGCCGCGGCGACGAAGCTGACGAAATCCAGCGTGCGCGATGTGCTGGAGCGGCTGGCAGGGGAAGGGCGCGTGCACAAGACGAAGGAAATCCGCGTCAGCGTGCATGGCCGCGCGCACATCTTTGCGCTTGGACAGGGCGATGCAACCGAGGAGCGGGACGAGCCGATGTTGGCTGTGCGCGAGCGGACCAAGGCGATCCAGGAGACGAACAAGACCGTGCAGGGGCTGCGCGCCGGCTACATGCCCGGGATGTTCGATCCCTTCCGCGTTCTCCGTGCACAGGTGGGCGCATGAAACAAATGGACGTGGTTCTGGACCCTCTGGCTGGTACCGAATTCGTGCCAGGCCGCACCGTCGGCACCTTCGCCATCGATCCTGGCCCGACTCAGTCCGGATGGTGTGTGCTTGCGGGTGGCCGTGTGCTGTCGTCAGGAGTTCTGCCAAACGCCGAAATGCTCGAGTGCGTTGCCAGCCGTATCTACGCGACCATGGCTATCGAGATGATCGCCAGTTACGGGATGCCCGTAGGCCGAGAAGTCTTCGAGACATGCGTATGGATCGGGCGGTTCGTCCAGGCATGGCACGACCCGGAGGCGGTCAAGCTCGTGTATCGCAAGGACGTGAAGATGCACTTATGCGGCACCACGAAGGCGAAGGACGGAAACGTCCGTCAGGCGATTATCGACCTCTACCCAGCATCAGGGGGTGGAGCAACCCCTCAAATCGGCACCAAGGCAAAGCCTGGCCCCCTCTACGGCGTGTCTACCCATGCATGGCCCGCTATCGGTGTGGCTCTGACCGTTCAGGCGCAACAAGGAGCGATGTGATGGAAGACCTACGCAAATGGGAGTTCCGCGACCCGATGCAGGTGGTGATGAGCCGCCAGCAGGCCGCGATCAATCGGTCGTGCAAAGGCTGTGCGCATGCCAAGCCCATCGAGACGCCGTTCGGCGACACGATCACACGGTGCCTGAAGGGCAAGCCCTACGGCACCAAGTGCAACCGGTACGAGGTGGCTGATGAGTAGCCTGACTGGCGACGATCTTTTGTGGAATTGGGCGCGCTGGACCTGGTCCGGTTGCACCGTGGGCAATATGGCCGTCCATTACGCCGAGGAAGTCGACCCGCGCCCGATCAACCACGACCACGCGCTGCTGGTGGAGGCGATGCACGCAGCTCTGCCGTGGCATGAGCGCATGGTAGTGATCGCGGAGTATCCGCAGAAGAACGCCATGTTCGGCGCCATGGACACGAAGGCCCGGCGTAAGGCCGCGCTGGAGTGGATCGCCACGACGACCGGCATTGCCCTGAACGAAACCGAATACAAGCTGTACCTGGGGCTGTTCCGCAACCAGGTTGAAAGGAAACTGGGATGAAGTACGCGAAGGAAGTGATAGACCTGCTGGCCGCTTACCCTGGCCGCCGGTTCAAGATGAAGCAGATCATCAACTACGCCGCACCCCGGGCGGACTCACGGGAGCGCGCGGTAGTGCGTACTGGCGTTTGGCGCGTGCTGGTCGCTCTGGAAGAGTGCGGCCAGATCAGCAGCACCAGGGACGAGGCGAGTGCCCGTGTCCATGTTGAATATTGGTGGGGGAATATAACATCGGCTCCTGGCAAACCATTTCAAGAACCATCACAATACGTGCGGGCACTTGCGCCCTGAAGAACTGAAGCCCCGACATTGCGCCGGGGCTTCTTTCTTATTGGCCTACACGCTTTACGTCCGTTCGGAGGTTGACGATATGGAAGGTGTCAGACCCGTCGCTGTTCACGGAGTGACCTTCAGTCGTTACGAGCCTGGCCATAGTTTCCAGCCACTCAGTACCATCCAATCCCCCGACATCTTTCTGTTCAGAGATGCGGACTATGGTGTACAGCCTCCCAGATTCGTCCTTAGCCTGAAAGCGTTCGGTTTCAATCTCGCGGCGTTTTGCCATTTTGGGCCTCGATCCAAGGTTGTGGGACATGACAATAGCACCTTGCTACCGACTTGATGTAGAGAGTTCCTAGAGACTAGCGGCTTGCTTAAGATGCAGGCCTCTGCTCTGTGGGAACAGCCGCCGCAATCGACCAGCCAGCAGCGCGCCAAAGGCCAACGCTGCATTCGGGGATAGCCCTGTGACGCTGGCTCCGACCGGCGCCGCCCGTTAAGCCCCTATCGGTCCAACCAGCGCACACACAGGTGCGCCAAGGGGTGGGCCCCACAACCTACAAGTACCCCATGAGTCGCCTAAGCAGGCCTGGCGCCTGCGCAGGGGCAAATGCGCGGGATCTTTCTTCCGGTCTTGTCGCCGGCGGCCAGCATGACGAGAACCGCGGCGCCCAGCTCGCCACGGCGGGTAGTCGGATGGACGCACATATCCAGGAGCCGCCATGGCCAAGACCGTTCTTACCATGCGGGTCCGCTTTGCCTGGTGGGTCACCCCTTATCTGGCTGGCGTGCGCCTCTGCTGCATCCTGACGGGCCGCGAGCCTGACTACCAGCGGGTCGCGCGTGCCGTGAATCTCGGCATGCGTATCACGGCGGAATAGGTTTATGACTGAAGCAAAGAAGAAACCCGACTGGGAGCGGATCGAATCCGACTACCGCGCCGGCCTGCTGTCCGTGCGCGAGATTGCCGCGTCACAAGGGGTATCCCATGTGGCCATCGCAAAGCGCGCAAAGAAGGAAGGCTGGGAGCGCGACCTTAACGCCAAGATCAAAGCGAAGGCCGATGCGCTGGTTACCAGCCGCACGGTTACCAAGGAAGTTACCAGTGAGCAGGCGGTAACCGACCGGGCCATCGTTGAAGCGAATGCTGAGGTGATCGCCAACATCCGGCTGGGCCACCGCAGTGATATCCGCCGCGCTCGCACACTCTGCATGTCCTTGCTCGAAGAGCTGGAGGCCGAGACGGGCGACATTGATCTGTTCCGCGAGCTGGGTGAAATCCTCCGCAGCGAAGACGACAAGGGACAGGACAAGCGCAACGACGTATACCAGAAGGTGATCTCCAGCGCCGGCCGCATCGACAGTATGAAGAAGCTGGCCGAGACGCTGAAGAACCTGGTCGGCATTGAACGGGAAGCCTACGGAATCGCCGAGGTCGCCAAGCTTGAGCTGAGCGGCCCGAACGGAACGCCCCTACGGGCCAAAGAACTGACCGATGAACAACTCGCCGCTATCGTCACAGGAGGCGGCGCGTGAACTGCTGATCCGTCGGCGCGCGCGGGCCAGCATCCTGGATTACGCCAACGCTATTGATGTGCCTGGCAGGCCGGTGGACTCAGAAGACCCGGACACGGAGTTCTTCGAGCCTATCGAAACCACGATGGCCGATCACCACCGGCTGTTGCTGACCAAGCTCAAGGAAACGAGCGAGCGTCGCCACGGCCGCATGATGGTGTTCATGCCTCCAGGGTCTGCCAAAAGCACGTATGCGTCCGTGGTGTTCCCCTCCGCGTTCCTGGGTGCTGAGCCCGGGCGCCGGCTCATCCTGGCCAGCTATGGCGATGACCTGGCGCGCAAGATGGGGCGCCGGACCCGGTCGATCATCAAGCAGCCCCGCTTCCGTGGGGTGTGGGGCGCGTCGCTGACTGCTGAGTCGTCCGCGGCGCAGGAATTTTCGCTGACCAACGGTAGCGAGTACCTGGCCTGCGGGATCCTGGGGGGTGTCACAGGTAACCGCGCGCACGGAATCATCATTGATGACCCGATCAAGGGGCGCGAGCAAGCCAACTCGGAGACAGTCCGGCAAAAGACCTGGGACGCCTATGAAGACGACCTCAAGACGCGCCTGATTCCTGGCGGCTGGATCGTGATAATTCAGACGCGTTGGCATGAAGATGATCTGGCCGGCCGAATCCTGCCCGATACATGGAAAGGTGAAAGCGGTCTGATCCGCTGCAAGGACGGAAACGATTGGGAAGTGCTGTGCATCCAGGCTCGATGCGAGGTCGATAGCGACCCCCTCGGGCGCGAGCATGGCGATTACCTGTGGCCAGAGTGGTTCGACCGAGGGCACTGGGCACAGTTTGAATCTAACTCCCGCACGTGGTCGGCGCTGTACCAACAGCTGCCCACGCCCCTTGATGGTGACCTGTTCAAGCCTGACCAGATTCAAGTGGTCGACGCACTACCGGCCGGCCGTATCGATTGGGTGCGAGGCTGGGACTTCGCCAGCACCGAAGGCGGGGGAGATTACACCGCTGGCGCGAAGCTTGGACGCCTGCCAACCGGTCAGTTTGTGATCGGCGACATGGTGCACGGCCAGATGGGGCCAGAACGCCGCGATAAGGCACTGGAGAACACGGCAGCGCTCGATGGGCGTGCAGTGCGCATCAGCATCCCGCAGGACCCCGGCCAAGCTGGGAAAACGCAGGTTTTGTATCTGACGCGAGGAATGCCGGGCTATCTGATGACCAGCTCGCCTGAGACGGGCGACAAGGTGACGCGCGCAGAGCCGTTCGCTGCCCAGGTCAACGTGGGCAACGTCCTGATGCTGCGAGGCGACTGGAACAAGAAGGTGGTGGACGAGCTTCGCTCATTCCCCAACGCGAAGCACGACGACCAGGTCGACGCGCTTTCACGGGCTTTTGCTGAACTGATTACCAAGCGCCCGATGACTATCAACCCCGATGCCATGAGGCGCGCATGAAATTGTTCGACTGGATTCGTCGCGGGAAGCCGGCAACGGCCCCCGCGGCTGAGCCCGTGCGCAAAGAGCCGGGCATGAATATCTCGCTACAGGCAGTGGCGAACGCTGAGAAGGCTGCGCCCAAGGGGGAATTCAAGCGCCCCACAGTGATGCCCGGTGTCATTCCGCCCGATCGCGAGCCGGCAATGCTGGCCATGGATTCGGCCATGGCGCCAACCTACGCCTACGTCAGCGAGGCGTATGCGGGGATGGGCTTCATCGGGTATCCGTACCTGGCTGAGCTTTCCCAGCGGCCCGAGTACCGCAAGATGTCCGACGTCATCGCCAAGGAGATGACCCGGAAATGGATCAAGCTGGAAACGTCCGGGGACGACGACAAGACGGAGAAGCTGCAGTTGCTGGACAAGGCCATGCGCCGGTTCAAGCTGCGAGCACGCTTCCGCTTGGCGGCACTGCAAGACGGGCTGTATGGCCGGTCGCAGATCTACATTGACGTGAAGACGCCCAAGGGCGCGCCCGCGTGGGCCGACCCGGAAGAATTGAAGTCCGTCCTGGTCCGCGCGCCGGCCAAGATCACCAAAGGCAGTCTCATCGGCTTCAAGGTGATCGACCCCGTCTGGACTACGCCGTACCTGTACAACAGTGACAACCCCATGCGGGCGGACTTCTACAAGCCCACGTCCTGGTTCGTGCTGGGGCGGGACGTCCATTCCAGCCGGCTGTTGAACATTGTGTCGCGCGACGTGCCGGATCTATTGAAACCGTCGTACAACTTCGGCGGCCTGTCGATGACCCAGTTGGCGATTCCCTACGTCAACAACTGGCTGAAAACGCGCGAGAGCATCGCCAGTCTGATCGACGGGTTCTCGGTGGGCGTGCTGAAGACGAACATGGCGTCCATCCTCTCCGGCGGCTGCGGTGACGATGTTTGGGCGCGCCTGGCGCTGTTCAACAAGACGCGGACGAATCGCGGATCGTGGGCTATCGACAAGGACACCGAGGAATTCGGCTTCGAGAACGTCCCCCTGACGGGCCTGGATGCGCTGCAGGGCCAGTCTCAGGAGCAGATGTCATCGGTATCCAGCATCCCGCTGGTCAAGCTGCTGGGCATCACGCCGAGCGGTCTGAACGCGAGCAGCGACGGGGAGATCCGCGTCTTCTATGACGACATCTTGTCCGTGCAGGAAAGCGTGTTCCGAGATCCGATCCAGGCGTGCCTGGAGGTGATCCAGCTGTCCGAGTTTGGCGAGATCGATCCTGACATCACCTTTTCGTTCGTGCCTCTGTGGCAGCTGAGCGAGAAGGAACAGGCCGAGGTGCGGAAGATGGATGCAGACACCGACGCTGTATTGATCGGCGCCGCTGTCATCAGCCCGGACGATGCACGCGAACGAGTGGCTGCGGACCAGACGAATGGCTACCACTCGCTGGAAACCAACCCAGACCCGGATGACGGGATAGACGACGAGGACGAGCCGGAGGAAGGCGAAGAGCGCGCCGACTTCAGCACCCAAGCCTATGCCTGATCTTGTCTCCCCCACCGGCCGCGACATCCTAGTGCCGGCCACGCATGCCAATCGCGGCGTGCAGGCGGCGTACAGGAAGCGGCTGGACCGGCTGGTCGACGAGATGCAGCGGTCGATCGTGTATTGGATCAAGGCGACGTACCGGGCCAACACTCCGGAGCTGGCTCAGGACGAAAGCCCGGCTGCCGCTCTGAGCAAGATGATGCGCAATCTGGCGCGTCAGTGGCAGCGCAAGTTTGACCAGGCATCGCGCCCGGTGGCTACGCGGTTCGCTGACGAGTCGATGAGCGCGGCTGACGTGTCGCTCCGTGACGCACTGCGCCAGAAAGGCTTCAGCGTCCAGTTCGGCATGACCCGGGCGGCCAATGACGTCTTCCAGGCCACCGTGCAGGAGAACGTTGGGCTGATCAAGTCCATAGCTTCTGAGCATCTTCAGGAGGTCCAAGGGCTGGTCATGCGGTCGGTGACGCAAGGGCGAGACCTGAGCGACCTGTCCAAGGATCTGGAGAAGCGCTACGCCGTCACCAAGCGGCGCGCGGCGCTGATCGCCAGGGACCAGAACAACAAGGCAACCGCGACCATCACGCGGGTGCGCCAGCAGGGTCTGGGCATCAAGCAGGCCAAGTGGATGCACTCGCGTGGTGGGAAGAAGCCACGCCAGTCGCACGTTGAGGCCAACGGCCAGCTCTACGACGTTGACAAGGGCATGTACATCGACGGCGCCTGGATCAGGCCCGGCGAGCTGATCAATTGCCGCTGTGTGGCGCAGAGCGTTATCCCGGGATTCGAGGAATGAACAAGAACAACCCTGACGGCCTGGCCTTCGATCGCGCCAGTGTGCGCACTGTCGACCAGGACGGCCGGCTGCGCGTGGAGATCACGCACATCAGCAAGGCGGCGGTCAATCCCTACCGGGGGGACGAGATCCCGGACTGGGAACGGCTTGGGCTTGACCCCAACCGCGTTTATTTCCTGCTGCGCGCCCCGGACGAACTGGCACGCGCGGCGCCGAGCTTCAACAACATCCCCCTGCTGAGCAAGCACGTCCCCGTAACTGTGGACGAGCCTCAGAAGGAATTCGTGGTTGGCGCCACGGGCAGCGATGCCGTTTTCACGGCGCCGTACCTGGACAACTCCCTCGTCGTATGGGACGCCGTAGCGATCGCGGGCATTGAGTCGCGGCAGCAACAGGAGCTTTCGAGCGCCTACCGCTACCGGGCAGACATGACCGCTGGCGTTTACCAAGGCGTGCCATACGACGGGGTGATGCGAGACATCCGCGGCAACCATGTCGCGCTTGTCGAAGTAGGCCGGGCTGGCCCGGACGTCGTCGTAGGCGACAGCAATACCCTCAAACCTTCG